ATTAGTCTGGACTAACTTTGTAAGTCTGGACTAACTTTGTAAGTGCCGTCTAACTTATTAGTCTGGACTAACTTTGTAAGTCTGGACTAACTTTGTAAGTTTTAAGGGAGTTTAGATACCTATACCCTCATGGGTATCCAAAATAGTTAAAGAATCGAAACTATTAAGTATTCTTAACAATTTGAGGGCAAGACCCTGCCCCTTTTCTGCCTTCTCCAGCACCTTCAATTTCAATCCATATCGGATTAGTAGGATTACCATTTGCCGATTTTGCATTATATGTATTATGCGAAGTATGGAAGCGGATTGCTTAGAGTATCAATGAGTTATGCAAAACAGGGTGTCAATAGGAAACAGACTTTGCGCCCCCGGTTCCCCCGGAGACCTACAGACCACTTCATACCATAAGTTCCTTATCATCAGACGGTTGCAACAGATTCCGGGGATTCAATGGGTTGCATGCCGTACCGTTCCCGTGACAGGGGCGAGGGCAGTTCATGGCAGGTGGCATACCATTCCCGTTGCAATACGGTGGCCTATCATACCGATTCCGCTACATGTGGGAGATAGGCAGGCCCCTGAAACATACCGATTCCGGTGCAATCAGGGGCAAAAAGGTTCCGTGATGCACCGATTCCGTGGGTATAGGGGGGAAATTGGATGCCAAGGAAATCCAAACACCACCACGGTTTCCCAGGCTCCTGGGTTGCACGTGGCCCATAGTAAATAGTTGGGTCAAATTTTTTCCGTGGGGTACGGGGGAGGGAGTACCCTTCTGGGCATGTCAAGCAAAATCGACATGCGGCCATTCCACGGGCGGGATATACTTCTGGTCTGTTTCAGCCTCGTCTGGTCTGCACCCCATCCCCGCCTAGTCAAGCAAAATCGACACGCGGCCATTCCACGGGGGACGTATCGACCTAGAAGGCGGGTATACTCTTCGGGCGGGTAGTTATAGCGGACCAGCGGTTGTGGCGCGTTCTAGGGTAGGACCCTCGATTAAATTCGGGCAAATTTACAAGAGTGTGACGGGGTATAGGTAGCGAGAGGGTACATTAGTCATGAAACAGGAGATAGGGCACTACCATCGACCAAATTTGCGCACGGCGGGCATGATGCGACGGAGCGGCTCTCGCGGATTTGGCGGTAAAGAAAAAGCCCGCAGGTAGCTCGACGAGACTACCCACGGGCGTAACTATGGAAAATGCCAGTAGAAAGGAGAGTGTTTGGTCCGCTCCTGTGGCGAGCAAGTTCCTTGCTTGGGATAGCCAGAAGCATTGAGCTTAGCTGGTTCGGTTGCCGTTCGGAGCGAACAGGTGCAACATACCACATCTGGGGAGAAAGTCAAGAGGAAATCAGCGTGATGGGCGCGTTTACGAATTTAATCCAGTGTGATGGGGTAGAAGGAGGGGATGGGGTCTGGGTGGACAGTTGTAGCGGAGGGAAGGTTGCGGCGTGTTCTAGGGTAGGACCCTCGATTAAATTCAGGGGATTTGGAAATGGTGCATAACCCACGCGGGCGAGTATATACGCGTGCATAACAAAATAACACAATAACAGAGGATTGTCTTGACTTTTTCGAGGGGACTGATATTATACGTCCAGACAGGAGGGCAACGCGCGGAGGGTAGGCAGTAAGGTAGTAGGTAAGTCCTACTCGAAGCAATGCCCTCCTGTCAAGCATCTCCTAGGTCGATGTTCCCAAGGCGTAGCCCTTCGGAGGTAGGTCATCCTGCTTCCGAAGGGTTTTTCTTTAGCCGGAGAACTCCATATTCATAAGTTGCTAACGCCCAAGGAGATTCTCCTAATCCCTTCATTCTCAATCTTGTAACATCTACTAATAACCTATAACAACATCTATTTTCCGTAGTTGTTACGCTAACCCCTTCTTTTTTAATAGTTTAACAACTATAACAACCATAACAAGCAAAAATAGAAAATATATAAGAAAAGGGGTATAGGGGGGGCGGCCATATATCCCCTATATAGAGTCTGTAGATTTTGCTTGTTTGGTTGTTATAGTTGTTAAGTCGTTTATTATCAATAATCCAGCGTAACAACTTCTTTCGAGCTTTAGCTGTTAAGTACTTGGCTCTTAACATCTTACGTCGAGATTTTGATAGGTTGTTACGCTAACTCATTCAGTTTTAATCGCTTTCCGAGTTAGCCCTTTCCCTATCATAAAAACATGGTCCGCGGAGCGCGTAGCGCGACCGCCATACGGCACGAGGACGAGTGCGTACACGTTTAACTACGGTTTTTGCTTGTTATGGTTGTTATAGTTGTTAAGTCGTATATACTCAATAACTTACCGTAACAACTACTCTAAATCTTGCTTGTTACATGCTTGTTATAGGTCATAGATTCTACTTGACAACCCCCGGAACCCATGGTAGCCTCGGACACCGTTCGACCTCCGGACGGCAATTCAAACCATAGGCCGCAGGGTGTGGAATACGCCGTCCACGCCCCACTGGCCTCATTCATAAAAGTATGCAATCCATTACTCTAATCCCCACGCCTTGGGATTTGTTGGAGCGGAGTAACGCTCCCCGCGTCTTTACCGGAAGCGGAAAGAATCCACAGGCAATTACAATCGACTGTCTCATTAACTTCCTCCGCAGTAACGACATCGCGGACGAGCGGTTAAAGACAAGTCTCCAATTATCACTCCTTCTCGACAAGCAAGCCGGGAGGCCGCTTCGTGCACCATTGGCTCCCGCCTATGAGAAGGTCTATACCCGATGGAAGGAGAACAGCCCAGATGGCGAGGTGAAGGTCAAGAACGCGCTTCCCGCCCTCATCCCTTCCGTCATCTTCCATTCCGTCCCATCTATGCTGGGCGAGAATAAGAAGACCGTTGACCCGCGAACCGCATTGCGCCGGGCTATCTCCTTCTGGTCCCACTCCGGCATCATTGGTCTGGACATTGACCTAAAGAAGAAGGATGAAGATACGAACCCCGCCACTACGGAGGAACTTAAACGCATTGCCGAGGATAAGCTCTCCCACTTGCCCGGTTACCTGTTCGGGTACGTCAGCCCCAGTGGCGGGTTCAAGTTCTTCGTCCAAGTCGATGAACGGGCACGCGAGGCTCTCAACATCTCGGAACCCCCGGATTCCACGGATTCCACGGATTCCACGGATTCCCATATCCCGGATATGGGCAAGTACGTCGCGGCCATCCGACAGGCTCGCCACCAGCTAATCTGCAAATACCTGTGGGACCAAGTGTACAACCTCTCCGGTCTGACCTGCGACCCCGCATGTAAGGACATCTCCCGGTTGCAGTTCCTCTACCACGGGGAGTTGGTGGAGCGGGCTAAAGATACGCCGCAGGTATTTACCGTGCCCTCCCTTGACAAGCTGGTTGAACGGGCTACCAAGGAAACCGTGGCTCCCGCGGCAGAGGATGACCTCCTGACCGAGCGGGACCCGCTTCCCATTCTTATCTCCGAGTTCCCCAAGTGGCTGGACGATAATGGCTACGCCGAACAGGCCGAGGGCTTCCGGGCAATGCGCTGGGAAGGGAATCACATGTACGGCATGTGCCCCGCGTGCGCCCATGTATGTACGGGACACCGTGCCGACCGTGACCTGCAATTCAACATTGTCCGGGACTTCCCATCTACCTCATGGTTCCATTGCCTCCATAGCTCCTGCCAAGACAAGGACCGGAAGGTGAAGAGCATGAATGACCTGTTCCGCATGTATGTGCTGGACATCGAGAACAGAGACATTGCCACCATAACCCCTCCGGTTACGGATGCTGAATCTGAATCCTTGCTGGATAAGATATATAACCCCGACGCAGAGCTAAAGAAAATCCTTGCCGAGACCGGACCCTTACCGGAGGGGAAGGCTTATCAGGCAAAGAAACCTGAACGCTGGGCTACTCTCGACTTCCCCATGAAGGACCCCAAGAAGGACATCGTTTCCGTATCGTTCGTTAATGTTAGCTTCCTTCTTGCCTCCATTGGTCTCCGCATTGTGACCGATGTAGCTAATGAGACCAAACTGGTGCTGGACCTCGTGAGCCGAAGGCTCTATCCTTACGACCCGGAGTTCGTGAACCACATCGCGGGCAAGTGGGCCAGCTATCTGGCAGTAGGAACGGCTACCTCCAAATTGCAACACGAACTGGACGCAACCTTCCGCAGTATCTCCACCAACTTCTTCTACCACCCCCTCGCATCCACCTTGTGCGTAAAACCTTGGGATGGTATTGACCGAGTGGGGCAGTACATCCGTACTCTTGAACTGGAAGAAGGCATGGCCCCGGAAGGCTATACCGAAGAAGAGTGGCTGGACTTCGTGCTTCGTACATGGCTCTACACGGTCCTCGACCACATGGAGAAGTCGATGGAAGATGTTAATAACATGTGCCCCATCTTCTGCCCCATCTTCATTGGTAGCCAAGGTAGCGGTAAATCTTACTGGGCCTCTAAGCTCCTTGCCGACTATCCCGGATGCTTCACGAGTAGCTTTGACATCCATAATGAGAAGGATGCTATCGTACAGAAGAGCAGTACCCATGTTATCCAGCTGGACGAGATTGACCGAATCCTCTCCAACCCGGAGGACGCTAACAAGGTGAAGAACGCTCTTGACATTCAGCCCGCCAAGACCCGTGCGGCATACCAGCGTGACCAGCGGATGTATAAGCCGAAGGCGGTGTTCATTGGTACATCCAACGACCCCAACCCGCTGACGGATGCCACGGGGAACCGCCGCTACTCTGTCCTTTATGTCCGCAGTATGGGAGGGGACCTAGCTACGGCGAAGAAGGTTCGTGATTCCATAGATATACAGCAACTATGGGCGCAGGTGTATGAGAACTACCACTCGCTAAGCAAGGATGTTAGCGAACTTGTAAGCATGGTGGTGCAGAAGTCCCAAGAGATAAACACCAAGTATGGCATGCGGGAATCCGCGGAGGAATCCCTTGTGACCCAGCTTCGTCCGGTTGATTGGGACGTAGATACGGATAAGGAGGGCAATCCTTTGTGGAAGCACATTCCCATCTCCTATACGGGGCCGCAAGCTCTCCTGCATATTCTCTACACCATCCGAGATACCGGAGTAGTAACAGACCAGCCGCGTTCCGCTAACGCTCCTAAGCGTCAGTCCCTCGCAGGGTTCAAGACCGCCATCACCACTTACTTCCAAGACGAAGCATGGTGGAAAACGAAACAGGTGTCGGGAGGAAGACGGCGCATGAGGTTCCTCCATGTAGAGGACTGGCTCAAGTATGCAAGCGACAGTACTAAGGCCCGTTGGTATCGGGACTTCCCTGAATGGGAAGAACAGGACAAACAACGCCAAGAAGTAATTGTAGGATAGTAAGCGAGTTACAACTCCCTCAAAAATTTCTTCCAAAAACTTCTTGACAAAAATCTAAGCTATGATACATTGGCCTCGTCACCGGGATTCCGGGGCGGGGCCAATCCCGTTCCGCTAATCCCATAGAATAATAAAAGCAAACCAGCAATAAACATGACTACGACCGACGACAACATGATTACCGAGTTGAAAGCTCTTGAATCCGAGCTTCGCTCACAGGTGGAAAAAGCCGAAGCGGAATTGAAGTCCCTTCGCAATAACCACAACCGCATTGTCAAGCTAATCAATCTCCTTGATGGTCTTGGCAACTTGATGAAGAATACGCACGTTACCACGGTTGCGGATTCCCCTCGCCCCGGCTATAGCAAGAATGGCAAGAAGCTGGGCCGCCCGTCCAATGAACGTCTCGCCAACTTGAAGGCGCAGAACCAGAACCTCCGCGAACGCTTTGAGCTTAGCCAGAAGCGTGACCAGCTGAACAAGTGCATCGACAGTCTTGACTGGATTATCGACTTGCAGGAAGAAGAAGGTGAATACTAAATCTAACCTCTTATGCCCAAAAGACTTATGACATTGGAAGATACAACATACTCTCAAAGATTTAGGGATAACCTCGAGGACACGTTGGAGCAGATGCTTCCGGTTCTCTCATTCATACCCTTTGTCCTTACCCTAGTGGTTAAAGTGTATTCTCCTGAATATTCGTGGATGACGTGCTTCTTAGCGGTACTCGGCAGTCACGTGCTTCAAATTCTCTTTGTTGTTACGGTGAACTCCATTCCGAAGAAGGATTCTTTCTTTTTCGGGGCGGTCGCCGCCGCTGGTTTCTACTTAGTCCCTATACTCTGCCTCTATAATGCGATGAAGAGCTAATCATGAAAGACCTAGCAGAATTATCCCCCTACATAGGCATCTATTACCTCTCCCTATCTATGGGCTTTCTGGTCAATGGTATGCCCCTACTGGCCTCCCTCATCTTCTCGCTCATTCTCGTCCTCATCGTTCTGTGGGTGTGGTCCTTCATCTACATCACCCTCACACAACTATTGAAACGGAGTAGCCGGGACATGAACGTCAATATCTTTGGCCTCTCCGCAACATTGGTCACTCTCTTCTTCATAATCATATCACTCTAAACTATGTATAACGAAATTGCCATCGCCGCCCAAACTGTTGATTCCCACTTCTCCTATATGGGATTAGAGGAATCAGCCGCTGACCTCCTGCGCCATCTTCTGTGGGAGATTGAAGAATACCGGGAAGCTGACGCGGAGGACCGCGTAAAGGAGGCAACCGACATCGCCATTCTCGCATTGCGCCTCGTCGCGGCGACCGGACGGGATGAAGGTTTCTCCTTTGAGGATTGGATATTCCTCACAAACGAAAAATGCCGGGAAGTCGTGAACCGCATGAACCGTGCCGTGAAGATGTACAAGAAGGACAGAACCGCCGGAATTCCTATGAGCACCCCACAAGAATACTACGCGCAAGCGAAGGAACAACTAAATACACCCAAACACTAATGCACGAAGAATTAGACCACCCCCCTATATCATTTTCACTGCCTCGCATTCCGGGGTATGAAATGGAGATTACAGACGACCAGACCAAACTCACAGGCGATACTCTTGCCGTTGACTTCGAAACGTATTATGAAGGGAAATATTCCCTCAAGTTCATGGACCCGCATTCCTACTGTCTGGACCCACGGTTCGACGCATACATCATGTCCGTCTATGACGGGAAGTATTGCTGGGTAGGACATCCGAAGGATTTTGACTGGGAGAAAACTACGAAGGACAAAACCCTCGTCGCGTTTAACGCCAGCTTCGACTATGCCGTTTACCTCTTCGCACTTCACGCGCCGGGGGCCAAGGGCATCCCGTGCACGCCAAGCTTCCAGCCGCCCTTCAAGGAGTGGCTCTGTTCCCGTGCCGCTTCCAACTATCTCGCCATCTATGGCTCTCTTGACAAGATTGTCGCAAAGCTTTGGGGTGTAGAGGTTAGCAAGGAGGTCCGAGCCAAGGCCGAAGGCGTTGATTTCCGCAAGATGGAAGTCATCCCAGACGACATGAAGGAATACGTGGCGGGCGATAGTTACTACTGTCTCGCCGTGTGGGACAAGATGAAGAACTTCTGGCCGGAAGATGAACGGGAATGCTGGCTCAATACCTGCATCATGGGATGGCGCGGAGTTCCTACTTCCCGTCAGTATCTTCTTGACGGATTGGAGAAACTCCATCAGGCGCAGGAGGAATACAAGGAAGCTATCCCGCTTGAAAAGAAACTCTCCATTCCCCAACTACGTAGAGCGTGCGAGGAACTGAACATCCCGCCCCCCACAACCACCAGCAAGTCCAGCGAAGATTTTACGGACTGGCTGGAAGAGTATGGCCACCTCGTTCCGTGGGTAACTCTTATCGGGAAGTACAGGAGCGTGAACCGCATGATTAGCATTACCGAGCGTATGCTTTCCCGCGTCTATACTGACCATGAAGGGATAGAACGTCTCCCCTATACGCTGACCTACTGTGGCGCAAGTACGGGTCGTTGGACTGCCGGGGGCGACAAGCTCAACCTGCAACAGCTTAACCGTGAAGACGTTCTGGGCTTTAACCAGCGCAACGCCATTCAAGCACCCGAAGGGTATAAGCTCGTGGTATGTGACTGGGCCGGGATTGAAGCACGTCTGACCGCTTGGCTCTGCGGGCAGGAGAAAATTCTTGATACCCTCCGTGCTGGTGAGAAGGACATCTATGCCGCTAACGCGAAAGGTTGGGGCCTCATCCCCGCGGATGTCAAGGACTTCAAACAGTACTGCAAGGAAACTCCGGGGCAAGCGGACCTTCGTCAGCATGTGAAGGCGGGGGTACTTGCTTGCGGCTTTAGTGCTGGATGGAAGGCTATTCAACGCTCGAACCCCGGAATGGACAGGGACCAGTGCCAAGCGATTGTGGACATGTACCGCAGTCGTAGCCCAGAAGTGGTGGCATGGTGGAGAGAGTTGGACGCATTAGCGGCTCGCGGCTATCGTACCCCCTCCCATAGCTTCGCGCTCTCCCTTCCCTCTGGCCGGAAGCTCTATTATCGTAACTGTTACAAGAAACTCATTCAACCCAAGGACGGTCGTCGTCCCTATTTCGCAACCTGCGTCGATTTCGGATACAAGTCCTCCATTGTTAATACTAACCTCCTTAGCAATAATAACATCCAGTCAATCGCACGTGACCTCATGGTCCGCACGTTCAACCGCCTGTGCAAGGAATTAGAGGGTGCGCAACCTATCCTTCTCGTGCATGACGAAGCCGTAGTGATGGTTCCGGCTGACCGTGCCGAGGAATACGCCCAGCGCATCGAACAGATAATGGAAGAAACTCCGCAGTGGGCTTCTTCCCTTCCGCTCCTTGCCGAACCTGAAATCATGGACAAGTACAGAAAATAATGAACGCGCTTACTCCATTCCCGCCCCAAGAGGATTGCATCCATGATATGGTGGATGCAATTACCCGGCACGGCTATGTGATAAATAAATCCTGCACAGGTACGGGGAAAACATTGGTTACTATCGAAACCGCGAAGGCTATGGGCAAGAGACTTCTCGTCGTCTGCCCTGCCATCGTAGTGACCCAATGGAAGCGAGCGATTGAACAGCAAGGAGCGGACGCGGTGGATGTCCTCTCATGGGAGAAGGTGCGCCGGGGGAGTACCTCCTACTACAAACGCCCTACAAAGGTTCCCAAGTCCCGGATAGTCTTCGGGGCTTGGACCCTTCCCGACGATTCCTTGCTGGTCCTTGATGAAAGCCATAAGGCCAAAACGTATGGTAGCCAAAGCAACATCATGGCATTAACTGCGGCCCATCAAGGACTTCCGACGATTATGCTCTCTGCCACTCCCTTCGTCTCCCCTCTTGACATGAGCGTTCCCGCAACGTATGCCAAGTGGATTCAAGACCCTCGGCGTGGGTTCTGGCTCTGGGCACGCATGCACGGATGCACCGATAGCTTCTGGGGAGGCATCGAGTTTAAGCTCAACCCACGTAACCACGCCATGATGGAGAGCCTGAAACAAAAGCTCTTCACTGCTGGGGTTATGACAGAGATTGACAAGGATAGACTTGACACATTCTTCCCCGAGAATAGAATCGAGTACTTGTCCGTGGACGTAGACATGAAAGGCATGAGAGAGATTAAACAGTTGCAGAAAGCACTTGACAAGCTGGACAAATCATGGGACCAGTCCATCGAACGGGCTAACGAGAAGGGAATCGAACTTCCTGCTATCGTTGAACTCCTTCGGCTTCGCCAGCAATCTGAATTGGCTAAGCTCCCCACGATGGCAGAGAAGGCAGTTGAACTTCTGGACAGCGGATATAGCGTCGCCATCTTCGTGTCCTTCCTCGACAGTCTCTCCACACTCTCGGAACTCATTAACAATAAATCGGGTAAGACAATCGCTTATGCCGAGATTAGTGGAGCGGTGACTGGGAAGAACCGACAGGAAGAGGTGGACAAGTTCCAACGGAATGAAGTTCCTCTCGCTCTCGTGCAGATTAGTGCAGGAGGAACTGGGGTATCGCTTCACGATACCGAGGGAGGCCACCCCCGCGCCGCACTCATCTCGCCGGACTACGCAATCGTCAATTTGCTACAGGCACAAGGACGTATCGCCCGTCTCGGTGCAAAGTCACACACATTGCAATACATCGTGACCGCCTCCGGTACGGTGGAAGAAAGAATTATTCAAGCACTCAACACAAAAGAAATTTGTCTTAACGCATTAACATCAAATGGCTAATAACGAAACCAACACTCACAGCAAGTACAGTCCGAGTAAGATGGCATTGCTCGCTACCTGTCCCGGATATGTCCCACGCCCCGTGACTAAAGAGGAAGAAGAGGATGACTTCTCCCCGGCGGCCATTGGAACCCGTGTTCACGCGGCCCTCGAAACCAAGAACCCAGAATCCCTTCTTACCAAGCATGAACACATCCTCTACACTGCGGCATCCAACATGGTGGATAGGCTCATGTCCATCTTCGCAACCGAGGTACAAACGGACAAGGTAGAAGTACTCCCGGAACATAAGTTTGAAGGAATCGTCTTCAACCCAGACGACGAAGCACAAACCGGAACGGCTGACGTTCTTGTCCGGCATGGCGATACTTCCATGATTATCGACTACAAAATGGGGATGGTCCCCGTATCCGACCCTGCCGAGAATACCCAGTTCATCTACTATGGTTTGCTGGAAATGGCAGAACGCCCTGAATGTAAGCGTATTATCCTTGCGGTGGTACAACCCAGCCAGACCGAAAGCATGAAGATTGCGGCGTTCTACCGCGACGGTAAGGGTCCGAAGTTCACCACGGATATGTCTGTCGTCCCTATGGATGAAGCTACCGCGAGGGAAAGCATGGGCGCAGTCATCGCCCGCCATTGCCGTGACGCCGAGAATCCCTATGCCTACTCTTCCTCTCCGCACGTCTGCCCCTACTGTTCCCGGCTTGCACAGTGCAAGAAGGTGACCAGCATGGCCCGTAACTTCTCGCTCAAAGTGTTGAAGGACAAGGACCTAGCCGAAGGGATGATTGATAACGTCGGTACGGCGATGGACAATCCGGAAACCCTTGGCTCCCTTCTTTCCTTTGCGAACATTATCGCGGAGGCCAACAAGGTGCATAAGGACTATGCCAAGACCCTCTTCGCTTGCGGCGTTGATGTTCCCGGATGGAAGTATGCACGGCGAGGTAATACCGTGAAGGTGGACAACGATGCCTTCCGTGCCTACGTCGAGCAGTATATTTCCCCAGAGGAAATTCTGGACAGCATCTCCCGCCTCCCTGTGTCGAAGCTTCTTGACATGGTGGTAGATAAAAACAAAGTTGAAGGAGCCACCCGTGCCGAGATGAAGGAGGCCAAGGAATCCTTACTCGAAGAGCTTCAAGAACTTGGAGTAGTGAAAGAAGTGACGAGCGCGATGGCTTTGCTCAAAATCAAATAAAGTTCTTGACATTTCACGGACTTGTGATATGTTCTGTTTCGGAAATTGCCGCGAGTGATTCACCGAGTAAAGAAGCTCGCAAACACAAACCACGAATACAAAGAATACTATGGCTACAAAAAATACCGAACCCAAAGATGACGCATTGGAACTGGGAACTCCCGAACCCAATCAACTCGCAACCGCTACGGAATACCACTCCTTCGAGGGCGAGACCGACGCTTCGGACATCCAGATTCCCTACCTCAAACTGTGGCAAGCCTCTTGTGATGAAGCCAAATTGGAAGAACCGATTGGCAGTTTGGGCGCGTTCCTTCTCAACGGTCTGGTCGTTGCCGAGCGCAATAATCCTCTTGAATGTATCGTATTGAAGGCTCGTAAGTTCTTCCGCGAATACATCCCGTACAACGAACGTCAGCCCGGCGTTTACGCTAAGACGTGGAATACGAAGGAAGAGTATGAAGCAGAAGGATTCGACAAGTCGCAGGTCAACCGTGCCCTTGCCATGTGGCTACTGGTTAAGAAGCCGCAGGGTATTAAGGACGCAAGTACCACCGAGGATGACCTTGACGCTCTCTTCACTATTGACTTCATGGGCGACCAGTGGACGCTGGCACGATACACCCCGGAAGGTAACCAGTACACGGGCGTTGGTGCTCCCTTCATTCAGTTCATGATGTTGAAAGGTAGTAAGCTCGGCTCCCTGCCCTTCCGTGTGCAGATTGGTGCACAACGCGCCGTCTCCCGTGACGGTAAGAACAGCTACGCCAAAGCGTTCCTCAAGTTCAAGCCGCACCCGGTGGAAGGACAGGTTGAAGCCATCCAAGAGATGGGCCTCCTTTCCGCGGTGACCAAGTAACCCCCTCCCGGCTCTGACGGGTTTATCCCGTAGCACCGCATTGCGGGTAAAAAAGGAGCACGTTCCATTCGGCCATCATAGTACGCTATGGTGGCCGTCTTATTTTTGTGCTTGACCTTCTGGACTTTGTGGGATATATTCTCCTATGCAACTAGTAGGAGTTGACCCCGGAACCCACGGCGCCCTTGTACTCGCGGACACCCGGAGCAAGAAAATCTGGATAAAGCACATGCCAGAAGACGAAAGGGAACTGGAAATCATATTGAACAAACTGCCACGTAGCCGTCATCGTATCATGTACATTGAGAAGATGAGCTATGCCATGAGCGGAGGCGGCAAGGTGTCCAATCCGAGAAGTAGTGGCGTATTGGGAGAGGCAACCGGGAAGGTCCTCGGTTACGCCGCGGCGGCGGGGTACACCGTCACAAAGGTTTCCCCAATCGTATGGATGCGGGCTATGGGCGCGTATGATACGGGCCTGACCGCCCGGGACCGCACGAAGTGGAAGAACAACCTGAAACGCATCGCGATGGAGAACTTCCCCGGCGCGAAGGTGACGCTACAGAACGCGGACGCTCTTCTCATTCTATTGTACGCGTACCGGGAACTGAACGATGACCACACACTGACCCTCGACAACTGGGATATAGAAAGGATATAGCATGGCACGACACTTTACCCGCTACGGACGACAATGGGAGTACGGAGTATCAGAGCTTGACATCGAACTCTGGTGCTTCAAATACGCATGGCCCGAAGAGAAGGGAGGGCTGGGCAGGTATGGACACGCTAAGAACGCCATCAATCTCCTGTGGAATTACAAGGGCAGTCCTACTCCCATTATCTGGACGCCGTGGATTGAACGGATGATTGAAACCGCGTGCAAATATGATGTGGTCATCATGGGTGGAGGCTCGTCCTCTGGGAAGTCATTATCTATGGCTATCATGGCGACGCTCTTCTATCTGGCCGACCCCGTCGATACCCTTTGCCTAGTCACCTCGATTACTATTGAAGGTGCGAAGAAACGTATCTTCAAGGATATTAAACGGTTGTGGCGCAAGGAATTTCCGGGTAAGCTCGTTGATGGTAAGGGACAGATTAAAGGCGTGAACGAGGACGGAGATATTGACGATTCCCGCGGCATCTCCATTATCCCCTGCGCGAATGTCGGCGACCCCAGTAGCCGATTTATCGGTATTAAGGCAAAGAACATGCACGTCTTTTACGACGAGCTTTCCGAATTGCCGATTGAACTCGTCGAGGTGTGGCGTACCAACCTCATCACCAACAGAGCGGACACGCCTCCTACCCTGATGGCCGCCTCTAACCCCAAGAGCCGCACCGATGCCTTTGGTGTTATGGCTATGCCCAAGGACGGGTGGAACAGCGTTGACATCTTTGAGGAATACGAGTGGGAGACCAAGGACGGGATTTACATCCGCTTCGATAACACCCAGAACCCCCGCATCAAATATGGCCGCGAGGATTGGAGCTTCTACACCCCGTTGGACATCGTTCAGCAAACGATTGAACAGTATGGGGAGAATAGTCCGTTTGTGATGCGGTTCCACCGGGCTACCTTTTCAGACGATACGGAAGAAGGTTCGCTAATGTCGGAGGCTGAAATTTACGGCAGTGGCGCGGATGCCATGCCCGTCTGGGGAGACGGCGAGTTGATTACGATAGCGGGTCTCGACCCTGCCTACACCAACGGCGGAGACCAGTCATGTTTGAAGCTCGCCAAAGTTGGGAGGACTGTCGAGGGCCTCTGGGCTTGTGCAGTCTTCCGTACCTATCTCCTTAAATCCACGTCCGACAAGGAACGGATGAAGCAAAGGAACTTCGACATCGCCCAGCAAGTTGGAGAGATTCTCCGGGCCAACGGGGTTGAAAGTAAGTACCTTGCCGTAGACGTAACCGGAGGTACTGGTTTCATCGACATCCTCGCCCAGCATGTCGGCACGGACTTCCAGACGGTCAGCTTCGCGGGTATGGCGAGCAAAGTGCCTATTGGCCTGTTGCAGAATCAAGAGGCATGTCAGCAATATAGCAACAAGGTCTCCGAGCTTTGGGGATGTATGAAACTGGCAATCAATGCTCGCCAACTTTATGGCCTCGACCCGACAACTATCGTCGAGCTTAAATCCCGGCTCTACACCATGAACGGAACCCGAATTGCCGTGGAACCCAAGGCGGCCATGAAGAAGCGGATTCATAAATCCCCGGACAACGCGGACGCACTAGCACTATTGGTGCACGTGTGCCGGGGAATCATGGGGCCGGAGTTCGGTAAGATTAGGCTTGACATTCAGAACCATAAGGTGGTAGAACATCAAGAGGTAATCAAATATCGCGAAGACGGAACCGCATATATTGAAGCCGCAGACATTGGCAGGTACCTCGGCGGCTTCGTCGGAGGCAATGCCCCCGCTCCTGCCCGCGACACCTTTGCCTCCGACGTAACCGCCGCAATGAACATGCTATGGACCTAAGAGCCGCCGCAAAGATAGCCGCCCCCAAACCAATCACTAACGAGAACACCGTTATAAGGAAGGCCATTGAGATGTACAAGGCAGGGACCCCGGTTCCTGTCATCTCGGAAGTTACTGGCCTCCCCCGTGAACGTGTTGATAAGATTGTTGATAGCGTCCAACTCTCGAAGGAGGAACTGGCTATCCGCAATGAACTTCTCAATACGTACACGCAGAACACACAGGCACGCATCCTCCAACGCCAAGAGGCGAGGACGAAGATAGAGCTTGACATCGTTGAATCCATGAGTAGTCAGTACAAAGAACTGATGAACAGTGGATTCTCCCGTGTCGCTTCCTTCATGGCCGACGCAGAGATACAATCAATTAAGGATGTACCTCTCTTCCTCTCTATCATGGAGCGAAGCCACGGCCTGTGGGAGAAGTTTAACGAAGCGATTGCGAAGCGCGACATGGACCTACTGTCACAGGTTATTCAGCAGTTCGAGCTGGAACAAACCGAGATAGTGACGCAGATGGGATTGCAGGGTGGACCAGTAACTCTGAACAAGGATGGCACTCGCCCTGAACTGGAAGAAGGAAGCGCGGCCCGTACCATCACCTTGAAGCTCAAGAAGAAGGGCGAAAAGCCCGAAGCTGACGAAAAATAACATTGACAACGTCGTCCATTCGCGTATAGTGGGGCCATGCCGAAACCCGAAAACATACAGGAAGTATTCCGTCGTTGGACCCCGGTAGCCCTTATGGGTTTGCCGGAGGAAGTGAAGACCCCAGAAACGTTCCCCGATTATATGGGAACGGATGATGAACCGTTGCCTGTTGGTCATAGTCAGGGAATTCTAACGGTCATTGGGTACTCCCACGATGTCCGATATCCGTATGTCGCGCAATGTGCATGTGGGAATGTGGTCACGATGAACCGTCTGCAATTAACGCGCAAGCAACACCATTGTGGATGCCTGACCCAAATCATGCGCTCATCCTATCTTATCCGCTTGCGGGTAGAAGCTATGCGTTCATGGTGGCAACAGGTTCCTCTGTGGCTCGATGACCTTGACAAGCTTCGCGAACACGCGAAGAAGTACAAGAAGGCCGTCAAGAGAACGCGTAAGTACAACGCCAAACTCTCACATGTCGAGTACGCGGACGACCCGCTGACGTTTGACAGGGAGGTAGAGACCTCCGGTAGCCCTGACGGGGCAGACGCTTTCCTTTCCCTCATCGCACCGTCGGAGGAATATAGTCAGTTCCTACGCAGTATTGCCGAGAAGCTGACTAAGGAATATAAACCTTGGCCCGCAATCCCGATGGCGAATACAAGCGCGTATGCCAGTTACAAGAACGAACTGCCCGAATTTGACGCGGCTACCTTCATTAACTTCGTCAACTACCTTGCAGACGCACAAGAGGATAAAAACCTGAAACCTACGTCCGACAATGGCGATAAGTGAGAATGCCGCCGTCTTCCATGAGGTAGCACGGGATAAGGAGGTGTGGGGAAAAGCATGGAGATACCGTGCCTACTACCTTGCGTGGGTGAACGGGAAGTCCGCGAGGCTTGCGCCTACACGTGGCGAGGTCATGCACCCCTACCCCGACCGGGCGAACCCTACACACGTGATGGCCTTTAAGGATGTTGACCCGGTGCATGGAGTGCGTCCTAAATACTTTCGGACAAAGATATTCTCGAATAGTACGGAAACCCCACTCGTTAGACCCCTCACGCTAACTCCGGGCAGTCCTCGAAAGTACCCCTTCTTCTCCTATCTAATGTATGAGCCTCTCGTCGAATCCCAGCTCTACTTCCGCTGGTATCTCTTCCAGCAGTTGGTAACTGAATGGGCATTCAATATCCTGCCGCCTCAAGCGGACACATCCTTGGGCATACAGGCTGAACGCCGCGCCCTCAAAGCAACTAAAACAAAATAAACGACAATGGCTACAATAGCAATCCCTTGTGAACCTCGCGTCCTTATCAACGGCGCGAACATTGCACAGAACCTCATTGACAGCGTTGCGGCTTCCAGCCGTGGCGACCACGATGTTTGGCTCCTGCTCCCTTACCGGGCCAAGGCCGCCGCTGAACCCATGATTAAAATCTTGAAGAATCAGTTCCGGGACCTTCGCACGATTGAGTTGCTGACCCCTGTCACGGGTAGCTACGCTCTCGTTACTCATCTCTTCGCCCGACTGCAACAGGCTCTGGCTTACGAGAACGCGCCGGACGAACGAGCTATCATTTGGGTTTCCGAACGCGGCAATGAAAAGTTTAAGCCCGGCGCGATTGATACGCTGGATGCAACGTTCTATCGCAAGAAGGCTCCGGTTATTGCGGGTAAATACTTCACCGTTCCCGCTACCGAAGGTTCCTACGAATCTCGCACCGTGGACGGAACCTTCGTCATGTCCAGCCAGCTGGCGAAGCTCTATCCCCAGCGAGTTCCCTACGTCACCATCTCCCAGCATTTCCGTCTCTTCCTTGACAAGGTGCTGACCGAGAAGTGCTTCAACGTGGAGAACTGGGACGACCTCATCACCGTTGGTGAAATCCCCGACGCGGACAACTTTAAGCTTCCCCAAGTTCTTGGCGAAGTCACGGTGACGACCCCTGCCGAGGTATCTATCGCCAGCATCAAAGCGGAATCTATCAATATGATGGGACAGTCCGAGCAAGTAGGTGGAGCAACTAAAGCCCGCGAGGATTTAAGTGAAGCAGAAGACTTGACACCCAGCGCGAAAGTTGTTACACCTGCACCTGTGAAGCCCAAGACCAAGAAAGCCATGAAGGCTGATGCGGTTGAGGGTAAAGACGAAATTGACAAATAGTAGATATGCCGAAACCAGACGCAAATGCTCCCGTAGGTCCGGGGGTTATTGGCGTGGTTGACGAGAACGGAACTCTTCTCAAGCGAAGGGTTCCGACCGCTGACCAAGCCCGCGCCTTGCTCTACTTCTGCCTCACCGCTGACCAGCTATCCATGCAAGCGAGGACAGAGGCACAGGCAGAGCTGGACGGACAACGCCCGTATGACCCAATGGCCCTTTCCGCAGTTGGTCAGAATTATCGAACCAACTACAACTTCCGCACGATGCGGATTGTTCGTGAAAAGGTGGCGGCTAGCCTCCGCGAAGTGTGGGATAACCCCGAACTTGTTTCGGTGCAAACCACCTTCGGAGATAATGCTCGTCGCCCCATTTATTCAGACCTCCTTTCCACCGAGGTGACGAAGATGGTCAAGTCCATGCCGGGATTCACTTCCATCATGACAGACCTTCTTCACAACTTCTCCTTCCACGGCTTCGGCCTTGCCTACTTTGAGGACCCTGACACTTGGTACTTCAAGGCAGGTAGTCTGAACGAGTTCGCGTTCGAACGCAAGGTTAAGCCGGACAGTAGCACCCTTGAGGTTGTGTTTGCTACTCGTACCCTTCGTGCCCATGAACTCTACGATTTCATTCGTGACCCGCAGACCGCAAGGGAAGCTGGCTGGGATGTGGAAGAGGTCATGAAGGTGTTGAAGACCTGTAGTTACAATCAGACAGTACAGCCCCAGCGCATTTCTTGGGAGACCGAGAAGATGCTCAAAAACGGAGACTACACCCTGACCGACGTAATTGGAACCAGTATTCCGATTGCCCACATGTGGGTACGCGAATTCAACGGTACGGTTACTCATTCCATTTTCTTCGTCAACGGAAGCGGCGGCAATGGTCAGGATGTGAAGCGCGACCAGAACCGTGATGTAGACGACACCAAGTTCCTCTACACCAAGGAAGGAGCCTACAACTCTATGGAAGAAGCGTTCGTCCTCTTCCCGCTGGGTAGTAGCACCAATGGAGATATTCATGCCCTTCGCGGATATGGCAATGACCTTCTGCCTCACACTCGTGTCATTGACAAGTTGATGAACCAAGCGACGGACGCGGCGTTCCTCGGCATGGCTCTGAACGTCTCTGCCACCAATGAAACCTCCCGTCTCTCCGCAATGGTGAACCCGATGGGGGCCTATACCATTTTGGACCCGTCAACGCAAGTGGTTCCTAATCCCGTACCGAATCTGCAACAAGTTGCTGGAACTCCCCTCGCATTCTTGCAGAACCAAATCCGGGAACGCTTGGGCGAGATTGACGTGAATGCTGATGGAGGCATGGGCCGCACCCAGCTGGAAGCTGAAATCCGTATGGGCAATGCGAGCAAGGTCAGCAATAACATCATGGATATGCTCTTGGAGCACATGACCATCCTTCTCCGTGAAATCGTTCGCCGTATCATCCGCAAGGACTACGATGAAGGGATTGGCGGGTTTAAGGAACGTGAACGCATGCTCCAACGTCTGGACGAAGCAGGTGTGCCAAGGGATGCCTTCTTCGCTATCGACCTTGACAGCGTTACCGCTCTCCCGCCTATCGGTGCGGGCAGTAAGGTTCGCCGTACAATGGCTCTCCGTCAGTGTCTCAACTACATGCAGTTCATGCCACGAGCTGGGCAGGAACGTCTCATCCGCATGGCCATTGCCAATGAAACGAATGGACGCACCGCGCAGTTGTTCATGCCGTTGAAGGATGACCCCAACCCGTCCGAAACCGTGGCCGCCTCTATCGCATCCATCCAGAACAACCAGCTCATGGCAGGTCAGGAAGTTCCGGTTATGCCGAACGAGGACCACAGGACGCACGCGGAAGTGCATGCCAACTTCATCATGTCCATGCTACCGGACGCACAGCTGGAACCCGAAGAGATGGCCCAGCTAGCTCAACCTCTACAGCTTCTGGTCGCCCAGTTGGCAGGACACATGGACTATTTGCAGGCCGCCAAGGAAGTTGTCCCCGAATTTGAACAGTACGAGAAACTGGTCAAGAGGTGCAACGAGGTTATTACCAACGGCATGCGGGCCTTGGAAGCGATGCAACAGAACGAAGAAGCGGCTCCCCAAGAAGGACCTACTCCTGAACAGATGAAAGCCGAAGCCGAAATTGAATTGAAGCGCATGAAGACGGAAGCTGAAATCCAGTTGGCTAAGGAAAAGCAGGATGCCGAGATTACTCGTAACGCCGTAGAAGCCAATGCTAAAGCGGCTCAATCGCTGGGAGGTGCACGATGAAGGCAGTTCCTACCTACACTGTCGAAGGGTTCAAAAGCAACAAGGCGGCGACTGGCCGCCTTGCTGAACTCCTGCATGACCCGGTAATGGAAGAAGCTCTCTGCATTGTTCAGTCAAAACTCAATGCGACATTACAGCCCACAATGGAAGCCGCCGCATTAAACGGGGCTTTCGCGGCAGGGGCCAAATCCGTCATCGCCGCTCTTTTCAATCTGGCCGAAGAGAATGAAGAAACCGAATCCCCGGTAACTATGATGAATCATCCCATGACCGAGCGTAACGCTTGGATTAACTCACTTTCACCCAACAGGTAATACATAGATGGACAACGTAAATATTCCCGCAGTAGCGGAGGGCATCATAGATGGTGCTATTCACAACGACATACATAACATTTTCGAACAGACCCTGTTCGCCCCGGATTCCACGGATTCCACTCAACCCTCCAATCCCGCTAACCCCACGGCTCCCATTGAATCCCCGGATGGTACGGTAGTCATGCCAGATGCTGGGCCTCGCATCGCGGATGATGAAGTAGTCAATACCACGGGAACCCCGGTTCCCCCGGATGACACGGAATCCGAGGAAACCGAGGAAGAACAGAACGAAGAGGGGGAAAACGAAGAGGAAGAAAACGAAGAGGAAGAAAACGAAGAAGGGAAGAAGGAAGAACAGAACAACGGTCCTAAGGAACAGAAAGCGAGCAAGGCCGCGAGCAAGGCATTCGCTGAAATGCGCGTCCAGTTGAGGGGCGCGAAGAAAGAAATCGCGGACTTGAAGGCCAAGTTGGAAGAAGCGGGTAAATCCTCTCCCAACAATGAAGAGCTTGAATCTCTGCGAGAAATTGTACGCGGCTATGCCTTCACCGCAACCGAAGAATACAAGACCAATGTAACTGCCCCGTACAATAAGGCTAACGCCAAACTTGCAGAGATTGCCCGCGCCTCTGGTGCATCTCTGGACATGGACAAGCTGAATGAAGTTGCCCTTAATCCTGACCTCGACGAGTACGACCGGGAAGAAGCGTATGAAGCCATTGGGAAGGAACTGGGCATCAGCGATTCTGCCGTGTTCAAATTTGTCCGCATGGCTAAGGTCCGCGACGCGGCCATTGTCGCCCACGGAAACTATCAGGCCGAAGCCGACAAGTATGTGGAAGAGTTGAAGGCCAGTCGCGGCGGCAAGTCGGAGGCCGGGACCTACACCGTCAATCTCGACAACTACACGTTGGAAGCGATGCAGGAACGCGCCAAGGAACTGGGCATGACCACGGAGATTACCGAAGAGAATGTGAAGCATGCCCGCCATCTTGCTCACAAGATAAATAATGGTTCCTTCATGGACGGCGCACTGGCCGAACTCATGGTTAAGGAACTGGCAGATGCTCGCGCGACAATCGAGGCTCTCAACGTGAAGGTGGCCAAACTCCGCAAGGCCCGCCCCTCCGCTAACAGTGGTAGCTCCAAAGCCCCAGAGACCCAGCCACCCGCCGGGCCGACCGCAGTCGGGGACATTATTGGTAGTGCCTTCGGATTATAATAAATTTTCCTTGACATACTGGTAATTTTATGACAAGAATGGGGCATCAAATGCGGTGTCCCATTCTTGCTTTCCCGCGAGCAAACCAAAACAAACCTTTATGCAGGTGTGAAAATTCTTGGTCCTGACCCTGCCATGACCGCGTAAGACCCCAAAACAAAATCTTCCAAAGAGAACTAGGCGTTGCAAATTAAACCAAATTTAATTTACAAATGGCTACTTCTCCTAACGATATTCAGGCCCAAGAATTGAAGCTGGTCACGATGACCAACCTTCTTAACGCCAACATGTTCAGCACCTTTGCTCGTACTTCTCCGTGGAACTCCCAGATGATTATGACGGGAGAATGGACTGACGGTGTTGGTGATTCCGGGCGCATCGCAACCTTCGGTGCTACGGACCCCCGTGCCGAATGGATGAACATTAACCTCGCTTCCACCTCCAACCAGATTCCGATTACGGTAAATGATACTGGGGCTACGGAATACTCCTACAGCCGCTTCATCACGAGGCTTTCCTCCCAGAAACTGGACGTACTCCGTATGCGTCAGTCTTGGCAGGCTAAGCAACAGGCCGAGAATGCGGTGAAGCAGTTGGTCCGTGCCGTCGGTAATACTTGGTCTCGCTTCTACCGTCAGAGCTACATCAACATCGCCAGCTACAAACTCATCCCCACGAAGGCGGGTGTTGTTGGTCTCGATGTCGTGAGCAACGATATTAACTCCATGCCGGAAGTTAAGCCCGAAGCCGCTCTGAACGACGACCTGATGAACCAAGCTTGGCAGTTGCTCATCAATGAAGGTGCTGGCGAATCTGCCGCTCTGATGGACCAAGGTTCCCCTGTCTTCTTGGCTTACACGTCTAAGGACACCGTGGACTTCATCCTGCGTCACAACGAAGTTATCCGCAAGGACTGGAACTTCGCAGAGGCCGCGGAAGGCAAGGATGCTACCCTCCTGCGTCAGCTGGGCGTGAAGTGGACGTACAAGGGCTTTACCTACATCGTGGACAACATGAACCCCCGCTACACCTTCGACGACAGCAAGCCGACTGGTCAGAAGTGGGTGGAAGTTCCCCAGTATATCAAGGTGGAAACGACTGTTGGTAACCGCTATGTGCCGAACCCCGCGTACATGAACGCCCCGTATGAAGATACGATTATCTTTGTGAAGGACGTGTACAAGTCCCTCGTTCCTCGTCCGGTGTCTGCCTACGGTCAGGCCAAGTGGGACCCTGTGACTTACGCTGGTGAGCTGGTTTGGGTGAACAACAAGGACAACGGCGATAACTACATGGGTACGCAGGGCATGTTCATCGCGACGCTTTCTGCCGCTCCGATGCCTGTCTTCCCGCGTCACGGTGTAGTCATCCGACACATTCGCACGACCGCTGGCCGCGAACTCGTTGGTGCTGACGGCAAGCCCGTTGGCTCTCTGGTAAGTACCCCTGCGGTAGTATCTGGCCTCTAAGCCTAAACCTATAACCCTTAAACCAAGGCGGGCGGGGGGGAGCCCCCGGGCGCCTGGAATGTCTGATTCAGTCCATATATCTTGCGATATATTCCGGAGCCTCCGCCGCCTCGCCTGCGATGGTCAGGGTGAAGGCCACGCTGTTTTCCGCGGAAAAGACGCTGCACCAATCCAGGAAATTCTCGGTCTCCTTCGGATCGCTGCTCTGTGCCAGCTTATACAGATTGTCCATGAAAATATGCGTAATGTCAAAGTTCCCCGCGTGCAGGCCGCTGATAAAGCCGCGCAGGAACGGATAACCGCCGTATGCGTAATCCTTGATATCGATCAGACGGACCTTATGGTCGACGTCGAAACGAAGGGTGTCTCCTTTTTCAATGCACACAATGCTGCCGGATTCGCGCTGCACTGCCTGGTTGAGGGCGCCGATGAGCTGCTTCGTCTTGCCGGAGCCTTCGGGACCCATCATAATATTGACCATACGGGCATTCCTCCTTTTCTCATGTGGTCAGCTTCATTGTACCAGCTTTCTGCCGGAAACACAAGAACCTACTTGTGAAAAAATCGTAAACAGGAGCAGGCTTCAGCCGCGCAGCAGCGCAGCTGCCTGCGCTCTGGTCGGAGAACTGCGCTTGCGGTCGAAGGGATTCAGCCCGTCAGTCGCAGCGCACAGGGCAGCGGTCAGCTCCAGGAAGTAGAACAGCTCGCCAAGCTGCGGCGCGTCCAGCTGCCCGGCGGAGAGGATGATCAGCGGGATATCGAGCGAGGCGTGGGTCTGCACGAGCGCGTCGAACATCGCGCTTT